TGGCAAATGTTGTAATGATGTAGTTAATGCTGCCATCCTTAAGGCGCATCTCAGGTAAGAGTTCTGTGTTATCTGCTTCACACCATAACTCGTATATTTCCTCATCACTTAATGGCTTTGTTTGTGCGTAAGGGTCTTGTTGCCCACAGTTCTTACAAAATGTAAGTTTTCCATGAGTTATTGGTTCAGCACCTACCAAGCGTTTTACTTCATTTTCCAACTCCGCTATTCGGTCTGCTTGTTGGCGGAGCATATTGGCTGCATCAAAAACAAATAAATTTTCAGACAGATTTATTTTATTTTCTAATTCATCTGCTAATTCGTATGCGTTCATTTCTGAATCCTCTCCCATAACTCAGACAATGGCATCCCTTTGATCTCTTTCCAGCCAATGTGTACACAGGCATACATAATGAACAGGAAGAAGCTAAACACCACTGCAAATATCAGCACCGCACAGGTAGCGATAAACAGGGCAAACATATTAAGTATTGTGACTATCATTATCTTGCCTTTACTGTTGTCCAAGCACTACGCCCATGTTTCTTAAAAGCTTCTCTTGATTCCCGATAACCAATAGTAGAGGCTCGGTATTCTCGTCTTTCTTTTGCTCTTTCTAATGTTTCTTGATGCCCGTACTTAGCTTTCACTCTAATATCTTTTGCTTTTTGTTTCTGTACATACTCAGCATGCTTTAGGCAGTCTTTGGGATCTTTTAGATCCCACAAGCAATCACTTAGTTTTGGATAAGCCTCCGCAATAAATCGACGTACTTCTAAGCCAGAACCACCATGCGACGCATACCAATATAAATGATTTGGCATGAACGGAAAGTTTTTTGCGCAGTCATCAGCAAACTCTTGATCTAGCTTTTGCCTTGTGTTGTCATATAGAACACCTAATAATGTTCGCATTGTCCAGTTCTTTACCCAAGCCACCAATAGCATCTTGGCTCCCTCTTCTAAGGTTTTCAAAATGGTGCCTCCTCTAACATCGACAAGTCAACCTTGCGTACGGGTTTGCGTACGCATTTAAATGTCCAACCCTCACGCTGTTGCACAATATTTCTTGCTTCTTCTTGCCTACCGACAATACGCATGGTTTCGCCGTTCTCGTCTTTAATAACGTAGCTCATCTTCTCCACTCCTCCATCTCTCCGTAGTTCTGTCCGTAATGGGCTTCACATGCCACAGGCAATCCTTTTGCCCACTCGGGTGGTTTTGACATGACCTCGACAATCCAAGCACAAGCCTCATCTATCTCATCTTCGGGAACTACGCACACCGCCGCATCGTGAACCGTTAGCACAGGTCGATAGCGCTCAGTCAGCTTAATCATCTGCTGACCCACGATAATCCTAGCTAGCGCTTGGACTACGTTCTCAACCACAGACCCACCCCACAGAGACACGGGGCCCTTGCGTGACTGATATATGTATCCGCTATTAGCTTTCTCAGGGTTGAGTTCTAGGCTTGGATAACGAATGTACAGTCCGTTTGGTAGTTTTATGCCCTCTTTAGTTACAGTCAGGCATCTGTGTTTGCCAAGGTAATATGGTTTGGTGTCCTCCCAATTAGCCATATCTCCAATAGCTTTGTCGGCTTTCTTCCATAAACTTATGATCTTGGCGTTCTTCTCTCTATACAAGTCCACAATCCGTTTGGATTCTGTCTCGTCAATCACAACCCCAGGGGGTGTTGTCTTTAGTGTGTGTTGTAACTTTAATGCGCCAGTCCCGTAGCCAAGTCCCAAGATACAGGTCTTACCCACAAACCTTTCAATAGGATCTTTCTTACTGATGGGTCGCTCATAGACTGATGTAGCAAAGATGGAGTAAACATCTTCGCCCTTGGCAAACTGCTCAACCACATCGTCTTGCCCAGCCAACCACGCTAAGACACGAGCCTCAATTTGTGAGGAGTCGCAGTTAATTACAACGTAGTCTTCGGGGGCGACAACGGCATTTTTGAGCGTTTTCTTTTTAACATCACGGGAGGGGAGATTCTGAAAGTTAACCTTGTCAGAACCAGCCCAACGACCAGTATGAGCGCCATAATACTTAAGAGGAATAGGCAAACGACCTTTATTGCGAGAACCAACATCTATGAACCTTTCTATCCTTGACTCTTCGATTGTAGACTTAGTACCAAGACGTACCGCACATAGCTGTTGTATAAACGGGTCTTCATGTTCTGTCAACGCAATGAAGCCTTCGTCATTCTTGGCAAGCGCATAAGTATTTTTACCCGTAGTCTTAGACTCTTTCATTGGTGCGGGTACGTTAAATGTTTGTAGCAGTTCGGCAAACTGCTTGTTGCTTGCTAGTTTCTTACGCACCGCCTCTTCGTTCTCACACTCCAGCTTCTCCTTGAGTGTCCCTAATAACTGTAACTTCTCATGCTTTAGCTCATCCAAACGCTGAACCAGCAACGCATCATCAACCTCCAGTACGGGGTGGATAAACATGCGCAGAGTCAAATCTATGAGCTGGAGTTCTTCTTTCGGAAACGCGCTCGACAATACTTGGAAAAGCTTAAAAGTTAGCTCGACATCGTTCTTGCAGTATTCGCCATAGCGTGCGAGTTCTGAAGAGGTGAAACCAGTTATTTGCTTGCCCTTGGCTTCGATAACCTCCGTGCCTTTCGCCCCTAATTTGTATCGCTCAACTAGCGATGCTAAAGAGCCACCGACATCTACCCCATGCACCGCACGACCCATGCACAATGTATCTAAATATAGAGAGGGCTTGATGCCAAAGCGCCAAGCAAGAATCGCCCCATCAAACATCGTGTTATGACAGAGGAGAGCAGAATCGTTCCACGGGAGGGTGGAAAGGTATTTTTGGATCTCGATGTGCGATCCTGAGAACCACTCAGTCTTATCCTCGCCAACCTTGACACCGACACCGATTACTTCAAAGCGCTTGTCTCTGATGTATTCCTCAGTTGTCAATTTGGTTAGCGAGTAGTCTTGAGCGTAGTACGTCTCAAAATCTAAAGTAATTAAATCCACACTTCTCCTTAAATAACAAAACCAAAAGCTACAAAAAAAGGGAACAGCGCTTGTGCGTTGTTCCCTATGAAATTAACAACTGATCGGTTTCCAAGGTCCGTAAACTTTGGTGTCCCAACAACACATACCACCACGACCATCTGATTCACACTTTACTTGTGCAAACACACTAGATGACAACACGGCAGCGAATGCAAATGCAATTAGCTTTTTCATTGTGACTTCTCCAAGTTAGATACTTCACGATTGAGATACCATTGCGCCTTCTTCAAATCTTCAAGTTTGTTTCCCTTATGATCCGCACGAGAGACATACTTGACAACATTACCTAGGTTATAAGTTAAGCCTTTGGACTCGATAAAATCTATAACTTCTATGCCACCGACTTTGTAATGCGCTGGGTGATTGACGACATCAACTTTATAATCAACACCGATCGTGTCTAAAGTCCGTGTTACATGTTTAACCAAATGATCATCAGGATTCATGCCAAAAATTCTTTGCCGAACTGCGCCTTGTGTAATGGTATTTAGTAAGCCTTTTACACGCTCTACTTCTGCTTCATGGGGTAAGGTATTTAACTTAGCTTCCACAACCCTTTGAGTTGCTTTTAGTTCTTTCCTAAGCTGATACGTTACGTTATACACACACGAGATACCAACACCAACCGCCTTTGCTACTTCTTTAGGTTTTGAATTGGGGTTCTTGCGCATGTAGGCAAGAATTTTCTTACGAGTTACTCCATGTTTCATTTCACTTCTCCTTTTTAATAAAACGACGTTTTACTGCAACAATACCCTTATCGGGTTCTTCTACCAACATTGACTTTGCAAGCTGTTTTGCTTGATTAGGAATCTCATCAATAGAATAATTTCCATTCATCAGTAACCCAACCATAGCAAAGCCAGCATACAAAGACTCTAGGTATTCTTTATCTTGCTCACTCATTGTTCTCCTTTCCCTCACGATTCTTCTTGAAGAAGTAGTCGTCACGATACTCAGTAGGTGGAACAAAGCCATGACGTTTCCATGTCTTCATTACGTCTGCGCCTGTTGTCCACACGAACTTTGAATTAGATTCCACGGCATACTGGAACGATGGTTTTTGAGGTTCACTCTCGATAGCCCTCAGCTTACGAAATGTATTCAGCTTGCTCATGTGTTTCTCCTTTTAAAGATTCTTCCATCAACATGACCGCCCGATTGAAGCCAGTTATATAGGCTTCCTCAAGACCGCCCTCTGCAGTTACAAACTTTTCTTCCTTAATCCATTCTTTAAATTCTTTTTCTGCTCTCATCAGCATCTCCCATCGTCATCAAACGTCATAAAATATAGTCCTAAGTCATCGAGATTGTCTTCATTAATAACAAACGTAACACCGCCACTTTCTGCTATTCGTGATAGTTCTCGCTCTTGTAGTGCAGTCGTCTTTCCCTTGCCAGCCTTGGTTTCTATGGCGATGAACTGTCCATTAAAACAAGCAATAATGTCAGGCACACCAGCACGACCATACCCACCTGTCGCTGGCATAAAGTGGTAGACCTTGTGTTCGTCTAGAACTTTTCTAACTTTTGCTTTGACCTTGGCTTCAGGTGTCATAGCGTCTCTCCTTCTACCACCCCACCCTTTAATGCACAAAGGGTTTTGTGGGGCAGGATTAAACAAAAATAACTGTCGCTTACTCGCCACCCAATCTCTCTGATATTTTCATTAGGTGCAGTCATCAAAGATAACATAGTAGCTTCGTGGTCTTGCAGTATACGATGTGGTGACGCAAGGATCATAGCCATCTTAGTTTTGATTTCATCAGGCAATGAGTCTTCATCAAATACCCGAGTAAAAAAGTTATCAACATAGATGGTGTATTTGTTTCCTTGACGACGCATCGGTACACGATATAAGTTCCAGTCATATTGCGATACTATTGGGCTTAATATTGTGTGTTCGAGCATGGTGTCATTGCCCATACAAGGTTGTAAGAATCAGTAAAGTAAGCGTAGGAAATAATCATGTCGAGATCACTTAAGAATCCACTAGCCTGTGGAATCGTATCTGCGATGAACTTGTCTGTTTTATCTTGCATGTGAACTTTCATCATCAACATAATCGGTTTAAGATCCTCATACTCATCTAAATTACGAACTCGTTTGAACGGCTTAACTATTTGATACGCATCATGCAATCGATTAGAAGTCGCCACAGCAGGTATTTGTTTTACTGACCCAACAAGCAAGTGACCATTACCATCTGCACCTACGCACCAAAACTCGCTACCAAAGAATCGATTTACTTCTTTGTTTCTTTCTTCTACGATTTTATCTGCCTTGTTATATTTGTCAAGTACTTGTTTACATATATTTAGGTCTATATTGTGCTTTTTCGTATCAGGACTTTCCCCTAGAGCATGTTGCAATAAAGCATGAATTTGTTCAGCACTTAAGTCAGCATTACTCTTGTTTGCTTTCCCGAAAGTTTCTTTCATCACACTCATACCTCTATGCCAAACCTCAGCCTGCTGATCAATCAACCGCCCGATAGATGGCACTACGTTCTGGCGCTTTAGAGTACCCATCAGCGTTGAGAGTTTCTTACTATGGATCGTCTCCCGATCAGCCGTATTGCGACCTCTCTCTTTCTCGTAGAAAGGACTGCGATAGTTGTAGACTGTTTCGCCACCATCAGTAGTTGCCCATACTTTTGCCACCGCAAAGCCTGTGCTAGGCTCACACATTAGGAACTCTCCTTTGTCCTCACCCAACACCTTGAGACCATACTTAAAGTGGATCTCATGTATGAGTCTCTTACTTGGTGAATTGTTAATTTGTTCCACGAGAGCATCGCTCTCAAAGCCTTGTAGAATCAAGCTCATTTGACTTCTCCTTAGTTAGTGTTCCACGGGATCGTGGATGGTTATTAATACTGCTGAACTTCCTTGCCGTTTACATAGATGTCAATCCCCCACTCACTTGCTGGGTATGGGCAACCCATGTCATGTTCTACCAAAGTCATGACCTCGGGGTGTGTCCTATACAACTCTTTATTCAGCTTGCGCTTTAGGTTTGCGTAGTAGCTAGCTGGGTCGGTGTCTGACCCCCAATACTTCTGATCCTCCATAGCTGACCTTACTCGTCTGTATAGATTATGAATCTCATAGGCACACATGAAAGCAACCCCAGCATCCAAAGGCGCAACGTCAATGTTCTCATTGGCAAACTTTAGCAAACCTTCTTTCTGTTCTGCCGACATCCACCATCTATTGTCTGTATCATCGATAAAGGGTTTCACCACATCAATCGCAGTCTCCAAGAATCCTTTCCACTCCATCGTTTTAAGCATGGCTTCATTCACGCTGTAGAACGTCTCGTATCGCTTAAGAAACTCATTACCCACCTTACGGTTAACTTTCTTACCAACAACTTTGTAAATACTTGACTCGTGTGGTTTCATCGTATCGATGTGCAGTCGCATGTTCTTAAAGATCGGGTGAAAAAGCGTTATCCCATTACCATAGGATCGTGGGTGTCCCTCTCTATATACCATTCCACCATGCCGTGTACTCTGATATAGCAACCCTTTCGACCAGCTAGTCATGATTTGATTATCTCCTTGCCCATAGTACGAGCCAGTAAACTCAAAGGTATTGTCCGAGCGCACGATGCCAAGGGTGCTTGGGTGCGTTTCGTATCTACTATATGTAGCAGTTCCATCGTCATGCACATACCTACGAATCTTGTCGGGGTTAGCGTTGTATTCCTCCGCCGTAGATTCAATGTGATGATGAGAAAACCCATAGGTGACACGATACACACGTTCGCCGTTTAGTTCCTCCACATAAAAGCATTTGGTATTGTGTTTTCTGTTTGCCACAGGGTAGCGGTTATTAGTCCCCCGATACGGTTTCTCATTCTTAGTAATGTCAGTAAGTCTGTTCCAAGATAATCCTAGCATTTCACTTCTCCTTAGTTAGTGTTCCACGGGGTCGTGGATCAATCATTTGCATCGAATACAACTTTCTTACCTGATGGTGGCTCAAAGTCATTGTTACCTACGATCATCCACAAGGTAGGTGATGTAACTCGCCACACGATGTCGGACTCCAAGTAGCCATCGGTGAACATCAACACACACTCTGCGTCAATACGGTTCTTAACGATGTATTCACTTACCGCAGACACGACTGTGCCACCACCGCCAATGGGTTTCAAGACTGACGCAATGTTTGAGTATTGATCGGGCTTGAATATCTGCTCACCATGCACTTGAGTATCCCACCACAGAATACGCACCTGTTCGGGCTGACACAATTCACAGACTGAAGCCAGTTCCGTAGCGAACGCAGTCAATTCTCGTGTGCCAATAGAGCCTGACGTGTCGATGCCAACCACAACCTCACCGATAGTCTCATCCTCTACGCTTGGCAGATAAATATCATTGACTAGCTGACGCTTGTTCAGTTTGCGCCAAGTGTATTCATCCTTGCCTTTCATTGATGAGGATACAAACTCACGCAATGCTTCTCGCCAGTCGATCTTCGGTGTGAGCAAATCACTAATTGCTCTAGGAATCTTTGCACCCATGCGACCAGCCAACATGCCACCCTCACGCAACGCTCGGTCAATCTTGTCATTCAAATCCTTGACTTGATCGGGAGTCAGTTCACCTGATGTGTCATGTTCGTCTTGGTTAGAAAGGTCATACTTCTTGCCATTCACTTCGACATGGTTGCCCTCACCATCGTTAGGTTCTGTTCCACCCCCTGATGGATCGTTACCTTGACCCTGACCCTGTCCCTGTCCTTGACCCTGACCCTGACCTTTGCCGTTGCCTTTGCCCTTGCCCTGACCTTTGCAGTTCTTCTTCAAGTAGTTGTATACCTCACGCATACTCCAGTTATGGAACATGGGATCATACAACGCACCATCGGGTAACTCGACAATAGCTTCGTTACCGCCGACCACCTTGCCTTTGATATTGGCAATGATGTCATTGACCACAAAGTCGGCAGACATATTGGCTAGCTGTGCGCTTTCCTTGAACATGTCTTTGCCACGAGGGATTTGTTTCAATGCCACATGCAAGTTCTCATGCAACACCAACCCGCGCAACTTAGGCTCAGAGTCTACTGTCTCCAAGAAAGGTTTTGCATAACGCTTATTGACACCATCGGTATATGCAGTAAAGCTAGCTTTCTCAACGACCTCACTCACGCCCATCAATAAGACACCTGAATACTGCGCAGTCTCAGGATGTTTCATCAAGGCGATGTGTGCCTTCTTGATTCGCAACTCTTGTTTGTTTTGCATAATGATTCTCCTATGCTATATCTACGATTTCAATACGATTACCATCGTCAACGACTTTGGCTTTCCCCTTTGCTACCTGTTGCAACTTATAGACTGTAAAGTCTTTGAAGTTCTTAGCGTCATGCTTTTCTATAAAGTACAAAAGCGTCATCGCTGATGCCCACACCACTAAGAACATTTCTGCCCAAGATAATTCCATTTGACTTCTCCTTAATTAGTATTCCACGACATCGTGGAGATTAAAACAACTCGTGATTGTTCTTAGCCCACTCTGCAATCTGCGCATTGTTACGAGCCAACTTGATCGTCTTGGTATTGCGCATCATCATGGTAAAGAACACCGCTTGCACCTCTGAACTAGGAATCTTATTCACGAACTTCATGAACTTCGTTACCTCGTCTTGCGTCTCAACCACGTCGATAGCTTGGAACATAATCATCAACTGCGCAGAGATTTCATCGGGAACTTTGATCCCCTCTGGGTCTTTGATGATGTCCTTCACATCAACGAGAGTTTTCTCTAGCGATAGAAACGCTGACATGTCACCAGCCGCCGATGCACCAATCGTGCCAGCTAGACTTGCCATTGTTGAGTTCTCGCCAAGTATGTCTCTGTTGCGCACGATCACATCGCACTTCGCCAATGAGCGAGGAGAGCAGAACGACAAGCTAGTCATCGATGGCTTGAAGATGTATGGATTATCTTCTTGATTACCATCTAAGTAACTTGCCAAGCAACGAGGATACAACGCTACCCACGCACGAATAACACGAGAGATATTATTCTCTGATGCCCACTTGAGCCAAGCATTGGGGGTTGGCTTTGACATCTGCCACCGCACCACACGATTGCCAGCATGAGCGAGCATGTTATCGCCGACACCATCCGTCGCATTATTGGATGTTGCAAAGATTATCGATCCACGGGGTAGTGGTTCGTCACCTACCATCCGTTCTAAGAACAGACGAGTAAAGATAATCTGCAACAACTTGGGTGACTTCATGAACTCGTCAGCCAAGATGACCTTTGGCTTAGAACTCTTCAGATTGAAGAGAGACGAGACGTAATACTCCAAGGTCTTGGTTGCATGGTTAGGAATAGTCATACCGATGTCAGACATATCCTTAACAGGACAGTCGATATAGATATAGTCATACTTGTCACCCTCGATGTCATACCCATCGAGAGGACTGCGCCACTTGTCGCCATTATCCTGAGCAATCATAGATAATATTGAGGTCTTACCTACACCAGGTTCGCTCTGTATGACACCTGTCAGTTCTGTACATATTAGAGGAATCGCCACACGCAATTCGTCGATGGACATCATTGGGACTGTATTTACTTTCATTTCACTTCTCCTTGGTTAAGATTAAATAAGATTCCATTACTGCATGGAATTGAAACTACCGAACTTGCTAAGAATGTCATCTATGCCTTCTTTGACGTGATGACGCACTGCGTCTGAGTCTCGTAAGTCCTCAGCCTTGACACCGTTGAGGATTCTCTCGAGCGATGCACGAGCTTGTTCCAGCTCAGGTGAGTTCTTAAGATTAAATCGTTTGAAGGTTTCGCACATTTCAAGTGCTTTCTGAATCGTGGTGTCATAGATTTTCCTTTTCTTGGTTCGCACTTCGCCGTTGACCTCGGTCTCGTCATGCCCACAGCAATGGCTAATGGACTGCATAACCTCGATCATCCGTTCTGACTGTTCTAGATGAACTGATTCGATAATCGCCCCTGCCTGTCTATTGAGTGTAGTAAACAAATCATCAGCGATGTCTTGCGCTATGCCACAGCGAAAGTCGTTCATCGGGACTTCTGCCACATACAACTGCAAAGAGAACTTCGCCTTGACCTGATCCTTATGGGGATAGTCAGATCGGTCGAACATGTCGCCTTGCTTGAAAGCCATATCGGACACGATGTCATCGTATTGGTTAATTAAGTCGTCCACGAGGGAGTGGAACGCTAATTCATGCTCGTGATACTCCTGTTTGAATTTGGGAACATCGACGCTAGGTAATAAGTTTTGCGACTGATTCCAACGATAGGTTCGGCGCTGAAGCCAGTTATATATCGTCTGCCGATAATTCACGACTGCCTTGTGCTTGGGATGGTTAGCCAAGAGATTCTTAACATACCTGCCCGCCGACTTGTCGGCATTCTTTGCGCTAGTAACCTCATCGCTGATACCTCGGTCTTGCTTGGTAGCCGACCATACGCTGATGTCTACTGATACTAATACTGCACTACTCGCCAATGAGATCAAATGCTTAGGCTTTGTTAGCATATCCATAACTTCTCCTTATCTTATATAGAGTGCCACGATGACGTGGACGATTAAATAACAAACTGCACATGCAACCAAACATCTACCGAAAAAGTCCATCTTTACTTCCCCCCCTTCCATTCTATAAGTATACCACAACTTGACATATAAGTCAATGGTCATGTATGACTTTTTTATCTCACTCCCAGTCCACATATACCGACCGATTGACTCCTACCCAATCGTAGTCACCCTGACCCC